CACTCTGAACATTCATACTCTGGTTCATAAGCTGGGTTTCCTATATTTATATAATCATCATACATAATATTCTGTTTTTAATTTACCATTGCGGTAATGTTCTACAATTACACCAGTTGATAAAGCTATTACCTTATATGGTCTGATGCTTCTTTTTACTAAAATTTTGTTTATTAATTCTTTCATCTGTTTTATTTAGTTGTTAATAATTTTTAAAATTTTCTCACAACCATCTTGTTGTGTTCCCCATAGATGACCCCAACCAATTGATGTTGTGTCTAATTTAATATTATCAATTTTTAAAATTGAGCCATTTTTTTTTCCTTGAGTTGTACAAATTGGAGATGTTAAACCACCTCTCTGTGTATTTCTTGTAATTCCATCTAAACTATGATTAATATTAAGTTCTAATAATAAATTTGAAATACTTTTTAAAGTAGGCATTCTGTGTTTTCTATCACAACCATTGTCATTACTTTTATTAATTAAGTCTTGCAAAGTCTTTTGTGATTTTTTTGTAAGTTTCATAATATTCTGTTTTAGTTGTTTTTGTTTTTGTAAAGATACAACTAAATATTAGTTATAAACAAACAATTTAATAATTATTTTTATTTATTTATTTATTTCTGTAAATACTGGGTTTTAAAAAAAGGTAGGTAGCCTCCTATGCAACCTCGCAACGACCAAATATTAAAGTTAGTGGATAACTCCTACCCTTTGCTTATTCGTTAAATTCTGCGTGTTCTAAACACTCGCCACATATTTTATCACTTAAATAAGATGCTTCTGCACCGCAACAATTACTATACATATATTCTGTTTTATAGTTCGTAAACTTTTTCATATACTTCTTGTGTGTTTTTAACTGCTTTGTTATAACCTACACTAAATGCTTCTGATGCCAAGTTACTCATAATAGTTAGTAGTTCTGAATTATACTCTATGTCTAATCCTCTTAATTTGTCGTATGCGTTTTCTAATGGTGATTTCATATCTGTTTTATTATGGGGGCTTTTACACCCCCGTTGGTTATTATTTATTTTTTATAGTTAGTTTAGTAGATATTCTGTAATCCGTTTGACCATTATATAAACCTATACTTGCTGAGTAGTTATCTATGAAGTCAACTGTAATCATTTTACCACTCTTACTAAATGTTAATCCGTCTATCTCGTACTCTCTTGCATCATTCATTATTAGTACGTCTCCTATTTTTAAGTCTTTTGCTGAAATTGTCATAATATTGGTTATTTTACATTTTTAATTACTGATTTCTCTATTTTATCTCTTAGGCTGTTAATCATACCTTCGTAAAAATCATAATCACATAGCTTAGCTTTATATTGTAAGTCAATTAAGCTCTCGATTGTTTTTAATATTTGGTCGTTCATAATGTTTTGTTTTAGTTAATTAGTTATACGCAAATATACAACTAATTATATGTTATAAACAAACAATTTAACAACTATTTTTAAAATAATTTATAATGTGCTAGTTATAAGTAAGTTAGCTTATAAAATAATTTTAGTGTAAAGCATATTTACCAAAGTTTGGACGGCTTAATATAGAATAAGTTGCATAACGACAAGGGTCAATAATATGGTTGTTTTTATCTTCTGGTGTATTTATAAGCATACCGCCTTTATCTTCTTTCCATTTGTAGTTTCTGAACTCACTTATGGCATTTGTTGAGGTTGCCAGTATATGTATCTTATATCTTTTAAGTAAATCAATACCAGCGTTTACACTGTCCTTACCTTTTATGCTTGAAAATATATTGTTACCCATTGCACGTAGTTCTGATATTAACCTAGGTTCAGCACTATCCGCATAGATGGGTTTGCTTGTTAATTTAAGTTCTTTAAGAAAGTTATTTATATCGCTTGTGGTCATTTGCGTTCTATATAAGTGTTCTTGAATATATAAGTTATGACCTTGACTATAAACAGATACAAAGGTTGTGGGGTCATTAGTGTAACCAAAATCCATACCGTATGCAATAAGTTCTGCAAGTTGTGGTATTTGGTTAACCTCAACATATTTAAATATAGTGCTTCTGCTGGCTGCTCTTTCACCTAAACCATATATCTGCCAATATTGTTCGTCTGTATCTCTTAACCTTTCTATCTCACTTCTTATAGATGCTTCTATAAAAGGGTTATCTAAATAGGTTGTTTTAAAAAATACGCAATCATCTCTAGGTATTAGCTTGTCATATATCCAATGGTATTCATCTGATGGGTTAAAATCTAGTATCACCCTATCCTGTGTTCTAAACAACAACTGTTGCATATCTTCAAAGTAAAGTTCATTACCCTCATTCACAAATAGCAAATCCCTTTTCCTACCTCTAATCTTTTGTGGCTGGTCTAAAGATATGAATTCAACCAGGTTGCCGAATAGGTGATATTCTGAATTAGACTTGTTATGGTACTGCTCACTATAACATTTATAGTTTTGTAGTATAGCAATAAAATCACGCATAACAGTTGCACGTAAACTTGGAAATGATTTACGGCATATGGTTATAATCTTATTATTATTGTTTGCACAATAGTTAAATATAACCCACAAAAGAATATTGTAAGTTTTACCAGACCTTGTACCACCTTGTTCAACTACAATCTTTTTGTCTGTATTGGCTAGATGCTTATAAACTATATTAGTCTGTATCTTCGGTTTTATCAATTATCTCTATTTGAAAGTTAGTAGGCATACCATCTGCACCTGTTATTTCTTGACGTTCTATATAACCCCTTTTCTTACCTTTTGTCTTTAGGTAAAATATTGTAGCAGCAGTTGAGTTGGCAGATATTTGTTTATGTAATTGGCTTTCCGCAAAATCTAATGCTACGTTTTCAATATCTCTTACCTCTTTGGCAAATACCTCATCTTCTTTTAACCATTTGTAATAAGTGCTTCTTGGTATATCTGCTTTCTTACAAGCTACTGTTACCACACCTAAACTTTGTTCAAGTGCTTTTAATAGGCTTTCCTTTTTTATGTGTCTATCTTTGTTCATATTATATTCCTTTAAATGCTTTTAATGGGTAGAAAATTAAACTATTTCTATACCCATCTTCTGCGGTTTTTATTATTGGTGTAACTCCGTGTATGTTTTTCCAAGCTGGGTAAACTAGCATTGAATTATCTGCTTGTTCAAATGTAACATTATAGTCTGGAACGTTTAAAGAACCACCGCTAGAATTGTTTCTTTTCGTTAGTATCACATTTACTGCACCAACTATATTACCAGTATCTCTGTGATAGGCGGCTGCTATATTAAAATTTGATATACTACTAGTAAACATATTTCCAAATCTCCATTTCTTATCTACGTCTTTAAAGAGTTCTAACTGGGTTTTATATATTTCTGGTGTAAGTTGTTTAATTATTTTTTCTGCTTCAACAGATGCTCCCCACATAGCCTTAATGAATGTCTTTGATTTGTTTTCCCTATGTACAGATGATATTGTTGGGTATGGTCTACGCATATGTGGTTTAGGTGCTACACTCCCAAGAATTGTACTAAATTGCGTTACTAGGTTTTTCCCCTCTTTTTGTCTTTGGAGTTTATCGGCTTTTGTTCCTTGTGGTCCTCTACTCATTTCTTGCTTTGGCACATTATCACTTCTAAATTCTTTATTAGAAATAGATATTAACTGGCTTAATTTATTGCTATACTTTGAAACATCTTTTATGTAAAAACCTATTACCTCACCATCAAGTTCTAACATACAATCTTCTGTAATGTTTGGTTCATAGTAAGGACAGTCTTTACCTATCTTTACATTGTGTTCTTGTTTGTGTAGTTTTATTGTTTTCATAATATTTTCTTATTAAATTTTTTTGCATATGATTTAATATCCCACTTTATATCAAGTGAATTTTTCTTTTTAATTATTTTTGTGTAGCCTAAATATTTATTTAAAATAAAGTTAAAACATTTTTCATCCTCTTTATTTCTATATCCATCATAACAACCACCTAAATTTGTTCCAACTGGTGGTGTGTTAAAAAATAGTTTATTAAATTTTAAACAACCATTTCCATATTTAATGCTTTCAAAAAGAAATTGTATATCTTCTTTAAAAGTATTTTCATATTTCCATTTAATTTTATCGACTTTTATTATTACACAGGCCGTAAATGTTTTACTGTTAATACTATATGTGTTTTTTTCTGCCCAAGCAAATTGTCTAAAATTCATACCATATATTTCAAAAGGCATTTTATGAATTATATTCAACATATCTTTAAATATACTTGCATCTGATTTTATTGACTTTCCATTTTTAGCATATCCAAAACTCGTTATATCATCATCACACATACATATAACTTTTATTTTGTTTTTTTCTGCCCATTGTAGAATAAAGTTTCTAACATAACCAATCCCTCCATTATTTTTTTTAATGCTTACTTTATTTGGTACATCATATTTTTCTATTTCTTTTGGCTCAATAAAATGGTAAACTTTTACACCAACATTCTCAAAAAGTTTATAGGTTTTTGTTTGAAATCTTCCTTTTGTTGGAATACATACAATCATATACTTTCTTTAAATGCGTTTAAAACTATTAAACCTACATTCTTACCATCTTTCCTAGCTTGTGTAATTAATTCATTTGCTTGGTCATAATGCTTTGGGTCAAACTCAATCATAATAGCACGTTTAACACCAGCTTCTTTATTTTCTATGGTTTCATCTAAATCTAAATCTTCTAAAGCAGAATAATCAACTTCTTCTTCTGGCTGCCAAACGTCCATCCCCCACTCTTTTAATTGTTGATTATCCCATTCGTTTGCGAGTATATCCCAATCCCATTCACCAAAACCAACATTGTCTTTTACAATAAATTCACGTTGTTGTTGTTCTGTAAGTTCATCAGCTTTTAAAATATACACTTCTTTTAAACCAGCTTCTTTACAAGCCTTTAATCTCATATTACCACCCAACACAACCATATCTTTATTTACTACAATAGGACGTAGTTTTAGCATCTCTGGGAAGTCTTGTATTGAATTAACTAGCTTTTTGAACTTGTAGTCTTTTATGAAACGTGGATTGTTTTCATTTGGTATTACTTTACTAA